ATATTAAACTCAATGGTGCTGCTATCACTGCCGATGGAGTAAAATTGAATGGTACAATTGGTAGTGCCGGTAGTACTCCTACGGCAGACGAATGGATTGCTTCTCTGGAATTCGTTAAGGATTATGTAGATGTATATCAAATCTTCTGTTCACACATTGACCAACATCTTGAAGCATCCACTGATGTACTTAAAGTACACAAGGCTGCAGTAGATATGGTTAAAGAACTGCAAGAATATACCTACTACATTGAAGTACCAAAATATACTACTCACTATACTCAGGGTGACCAACCAAGAGACTTGAAATCAATCATCACTTGGATTCAGACTTGCCTTGGTACTGTAGGTAACAGTAAGTATGTTGCTTACTTTGGTGGTGGTATTAAATACTATAATGCCGAAGGTAACTTGGTAGATTCAGATGTTCTTGGTACCATTGCAGGATTAGGGGATGCTTCTGCTTCTCAGTTTGGACCTTGGAAATCATTTGCTGGTATGAATCGGGGCATTATCTATGATGGTAATGGTCCAGTATGCCCAAATTATGGTTCTCCTTCAAGAACTAAGGAACTCAATGAGTTAGCACAGAATTATGCAAATATAATCTGTATCAAAGATGTTCCTAACCAAGGTAAACAAACTTTGCTGTGGCATTGTTTTTCTTCTCAGGTAAAACAGGATTCAGAAAGATTCCTTGCAATTGTAAGATTGAATCTGTATCTCAAAAAGAATCTTAGACCTATTCTAGAAAAGTATTTGGAAGAACCAAATATCTGGAACACTTGGAATAAGATTTATCTAGAAGTTAAACCAATGCTGGATAACTTGGTAGATGAAGATGCCATGTCTGAATACACCTGGATGGGTGACCAAGACGCTAACTCGTACAATGACTTATCGGTTAACAATGAAGCCGATGTTCGTCAAGGTAAATACAAAGCAATCCTGAAATTCAAGGATATCGTTCCGATGCAAGAAATCACTATGGGCATCTATATTGACCAGGCATCCAAGTCCGTATCTGTTCAGGACGTTAACGAATAAAATTAAGAAAACATGGGAGCAAAAGTAAAGAATCCAAGAAAGAAATTCCTTTGGAGTATCACATTCCCTAAGCACCCAATCAATGCTTATCTGTTCCAAACTTGTACTTTGCCAGATGTAGAGATTGACCAGGTTGCTCATGGAGACGTTAACCGGGACGTTAAAACTGCCGGTAGAGTTACTGTAGGTAACTTAGTAGTAGGTAAACTTTTAACTACTGCAGGTTCAGATACATGGCTTCATGATTGGCTTTATTCATGCCAAGATATGATTGCTGGTGGAGGTTTGGTACCAAGCCAATACTGGGAAAATGTAATCGTAAATGAACTTGCTGAAGATGGAGTTTCCGTACTTAACACCCACCTCTTCGAAGAGGTATGGCCATGTAAGACTACAGGATTAGACCTGGACAGAATGGCTTCAGAAAACACTATCGAAAGTATCGAATTCTCAGTAGGTACTGTAGATAAGTATTAAAAACGCTTAGTCTATTTTCACTAAGATTTTTAGGTGGGAGGGGTGGGATTCCTAGAAAGGGCTCACCCCTTTCTTGTTGTTACAGCGAACACTATGAACTAAAGTATAACCAAATAACTTATTTAAACATGGAATTAAATTGTAGAACACATGAGTTTATAACCCCATCAGGTTATAAATTCTCAATCAGGGAACAGAATGGTGCAGATGAGGATATCTTATCTAATCCTATGGATGTAAGAAACCTTATGAACCTTACTAAGTTCATTCAGGCAATTGTAGTTGATACCGACTTTACTCCTAATCGTAGATTAACGGTAGAGGATGCAGACCGTATCCCTTTGAATGACAGATACTGTATCTTATTCCAATCAAGAATCTTCTCACTTGGTGATGAAGTAGAATTTGAATATGATTGGGGCCAAGAAGGCGGAGTACAAACTTACGGTCAATCCTTAAGCGAGATGTTATTCGATAACTATGGAGAATTTCCTACAGAAAAGGAATTGGCCGAAAAACCAAACGCTATCCCTTATTATCCAGAACAAGGTAAGCTTACCGATTACGAAGTAACTCTATCTTCAGGTAAGGTAGTTAAATTTGATTTGCTTACTGGTGCAGGAGAAAGAATGTTGGTTACTTTACCAATAGAAAAACAAACTCGTAATGCAGCATTGATTGCAAGGAACTTACATCTTCAGATTGATGGTAAATGGGAAAAGGTAGAAAGCTTCCATTTATTTTCAGTAAGAGACATTGCAGAGATTCGTAAAACAATATTTGAATATGACCCAGTCTTCGATGGTAACACCGATGTAGAACATCCAAGTATACCTGGAAGAATTGATAAATATCCTATAATGCTTTCACCGACTTTTTTCTACCTGACGGAAGCGTAGACCATCCAGGTACATTCACTTATATATGTAGAGCTGAGGTAGCCATTGACTATCTCAGCTTTTTGCGTCTTCCGTATCGAGAAAGGAAAAGATTTAAGGATATAGCCGATGAGTATTATGAAAACTTAAAAAAGAAAACTAGAAAATGATAGACAGAAGAAGCTTAGTCGAGGTCGGTGTTGCAATGGTATTAAGAGACCGATTCTCTAATGAGGCTGGCAGAATATCGAACTCATTTAGAACAATGATGAACGATATGAATACCTGGAATCGAGGTATTCAAATGTCAACTTCTAATGCTTTTGAGTTTGGAAAAGAATTGGTTGGAGGTATGGCAAGGGCCTACCAATATTCTGCAGGAGTATACGACCAAGTATTCTTAGCTTCTAAAATGTCTGGAGCTAATGCTGCTCAACAGGCAAGGCTAATGCAAGTAGCCAAAGAAGTCAATGAGGTAACTCCTCTTACTGCTGCAGATATTGCATCAGGCGAAAGGTACTTGGCAATGGCTGGTAACAATGTAGAGCAAATCGAAAGAATGATTGGCCCTGCAGCTAAGCTAGCTTCTATCTTTAGTATGCCTCTTGGTCAGAAAGGTGGAGTTGCTGACTTGATGACTAACATCATGCAGACCTTTAATATATCTTCACAGAATGCTACTCAGGTAGTAGACCAATTGGCAACTGCAGTAACCTCTGCAAATATTTCTCTAACAGACCTTGCCCAATCTTTCCAATATTCAGGAGCAGAATTTAGAAATGCCAAAATCAGTATGGGTGATGCAGCTGCAGCCATTGGAGTACTTGGTAATCAAGGTATCCAAGCTTCATCAGCAGGTACTGCATTAGCAAATATGATGCGTTATTTAACCCTTTCTGTAACCGGGCAGAAAAAGGGGGGTGGTGAGATGCTAAAATCTTTAGGTATAGACCCAGCTTCTCTAGTAGATGCCTCTGGCAATCTTTTGAGATTAGATAAGATTATATCTATCCTGGGAGATAAACTTAGAGGTAAACGAGGAATAGATATCTCCTCTGCTTTATTCAATATCTTTGGAGTTCGTGGTACAAGAGCTGCCTCAGCTTTACTTCAGGATTACTGGACTGGAGCTAATAAGCTTACAGAACTTATGGATAAGGTTGCAGGTGCAAACGGTACAGTAGAAAACTTAACTCAAGAAAGATTACAAACTCCTGCTGGTATTATCGAACAGTTTAAATCAAACTGGGAGAACTTTATTGTAACTGCAGGTTCTACACTTGCTGAAGTCTTTAGCCCAGTACTTAAATTGGGTTCTGGTATCCTAAAGATTATTAACAGTATACAAGAAACTTGGGCAGGTAAGTTCTTGGTAAAGGTAGTTGCAACTGGAGCAGTAGTAGGTACTTTATATCAAGGCTTCAAATTTATTCAGGGTACAATCAAAATGATTGGTACTTTCCAAGCTTTAGCTACTACCGAGACTAATGGTATGGCAGAAGGTATGGTAAGAACTAATGTTCAAGCTACTATCCTTGAAGGTCATATGAGAAATATCTCTGCAATGATGATGAGGATGACTGCTATGCAAATGGCTCCAGGTAAATTCTTTGCATTGCCCATGGGAGGTGCTATAGGTAAAACCAAGAAAGGTACTGTAGTAGCAAGAGATGCAAGAGGAAGATTTACTTCAATGAGTACTCTTGCAGGAGCAGGGGTTGGAGCAGCAATAGGTTCTAATGTAACTAAAACTGCAGGCCAACAGATTGCTAAGAAAGGTGCTATGGGGTTTGGTGCTAGATTACTTGGTGGTAGACTTTTAGGATTCTTAGGTGGGCCTTGGGGACTACTAGCTTCTATAGCTATTCCTGCATTAATCGAAGTAATCGGTGGTCTTACAAATTCTGTGGATAATAACACTGCTGCATTAAACTCAGAAGAAACCAAAGCTTCTATTCAAGACAGAAACCAACAAGCATTTATTGATGCAGTTAGAGGTGCAATCAGAGATGGATTCAAGGATTCAAGAATTAATATATCAGTAGATGGAAACGAAGCTGGAGACTTTGCTCCTGGTGGTCAACAGGATTTTACTGGTATATCTTTAGGATTAAACTAAACAATCATGGCAAGAATATTAAATCAAATAGCAGGTGGGGTTGTTGAAAAATACAATGACCTCACCAGAGATTCTGCAGGAGTTCTTACTGGTCCTCTGAATAAGCTTTGGAGAGCAAGAATTTATCTCAATAGAGCAACTTCTACATTGCCTAAAGATACTGCAGATAAAGGGAAGGTATATGACCCTAATAACCCCTTTGGACCAAGAGCTAGTTCAAAGAATCCTAAGTTAAACCAAAGGATTCAGAATCAATATCGAATGGAATTAAAACATCAAGTAGAAGGTGGAGTTCCATTCGGATATGAAGAAATGGACCCAGCTAAAGGTCAGAGTGTTACAAAGAATAAAGAACTTTTCTTAGTAATGCCTGAGGTAAGAAGTATGAATCAAGTAGTGATTTATAATCTTACTGCTAGCCCATATCAATATATCACTCTTCAGAATAGACCACCTTCAATTGATTTTCGAGGAGAAACTACTTGGGCAACGATTAAATCTATGGGACGTAATACTCCTATGTATCACTTTACGGGTAGTGAGGATATAATTCAATTCAATGTATCTTGGTTCTGTAATGACCCTGATAATCCAAAAGAGGTAATTACTAAATGCCGACTATTGGAAATGTGGACTAAGGCAAACGCTTATCAGGCAAGTCCTCCGATTCTAAAAATCGAATGGGGCAGTTCTGGTATATTTGATAATCATCAATACATTCTTACATCTGCAACTTATACTCTGAATAACTTTAGGAATGCCTCAAGGACCAGAGTAGCAGGTAAGTCAAGTACAATCGAGGATTTAAAGTTATTGCCTGCAGCTGCAACTCAGGAATTAATCTTCAAAAGGGTAAGTGCTTATAACTTATCTTATCAAGATATTGTAACTGAAGAAGATTTAAAGAATACAAAAGGAATACAGATATGATAGACTTAAATCAATACCTAACAGGAGCAAGTCCCTATGATGGAGCCATTGCTCTTAAGTATGATGAGGGAGATTATTCATTAGAGGTAACTCCTCCAAACGTTCCTTACACTGATAACGATAAACAACATACTGTATTGGATGGAGAAACTATACAGAATATTGCCTATCGTTACTATGGTGACTCTGGTAAGTGGTATCTGATTGCCGAAGCTAATAATATCTTGAACCCTTTTCAAGAATTAGAACCTTATCAAATTTTAAGAATACCAATGTATGGCTGAAATTAGAAAACCTAACCAACCAATACTTTATAATGGAACAGCAACACCTTATATGGCTCTGTTCAATTCTGGAGGTATGCCTATAATGAATCCCATTACTGGCATACCTCTTGGCGCTTATATAAGTAATTGGAGCTACAAATATGATGAGGAGAAAGAGAACTTAGCTACCATTACATTTGATACTGGAGACCCAGATACGGTAGATATCGAAGACCTCCAGGAAAGCTCGATTATTTATCTTCAGTGGGGATACATATACCCTGATGGTCAATTTATCTCTAGCCCAGTACGCAGTATTAAGGTTAGAGATTTGGATTGTGTATTCGATTCCACTGGCACTCATGTGACGATTAAGTGTATAGATACAGTTGGAGATTTAAGATTCCAACCACCTTACACTCATTCAGATTTATCGGAATACAGTTTATCCAACTTTTTGGATAATGGATGTAACAATGATATAGGCGTAATCATAGAAATATTTCAGTAATGGCTAAACAAGTAATAAGTAATAAAGTTTACGAGTCACTACAGGTCCCGACAGAACAAAGTCGAAATACTACTGGAAAGATACTTTACGCTAACAGGTTTAGTGGAGTAGCTCAAGTAGCTATGCCAAGTGATTTAAAGTCTCTGATAGATAGTGACTTAGGGTTAATAGGGAATAACATCTTAGTTCAATTAGAACAAAAGATGAAAGGGTATGCAAATGGTCCTTGGTATATTGATTCCCGGGATGGTGTAATATACATACACAACCGTAAGTTTCAAGAAGAACCAGAATACAATTATATTTACCAATCAGAAAATGGAGAAGTACTTAGAGTATCATTCGCTACTCAGAAAGTAACCAAAAGGGTAAAGGCTCAATTAACTCAAGCCTTAGACCCAGAAGATAAAGGTTTAATTGTAGGTTCAACAGATATCACAGAACCTGAAAAAGAGAAAGAGGAAGTAACTTTACTCAAACCATTTGTAGCTCAAGTAGATAATACAATGGTAGTAAATTATGGTAGTGTACCTTACGAAGATTATCGTAGTCATCCTACTACTAATATTGCTGCCGAGATGGAAGCTGAACAAAGGTATGGAGCTAAAGCTCAAAAGTATAATTCTGCAATGAAAGAGTATGGTTCTCAGAAACCCTATGTTGCTTACAATGCAGGTAAACAAGAGGCTTTAGATAATCTGAGTACTGAGCAATATCGAGAAGCAATTAATACTGCTGTAAACAATTTACCGAACGATAAGAAAAGGGTTATTCAGCAAATCTTGAAGAACTCTAAGAATGGTAAAGAGTTAGAAAGTAATCTTAGGCAATTACTAGAAAACGAAAGATACCTATTTACTGGAGAATATAAAATGGAATACCTTGCAGAAGAATGGGTAGACCCAAGAGAATATGACCCAGAAGGTGGAACTATAACTCACATGGTGAATATCAGAACTTTTTCAAGTAATCCTTATGAAAAACAAATGATAGATAACCAATCTCAGAGAGGTATATCTGCAATGGAAAAGAATCCATATATTACTGTATACCCTGATACCTATAAAGTAGAGTATTCTGGAGATGGGGTTACTACACCCACTATGACTCGAAAGGTTAAAGCTAAAGTTAAGATACGAAGAATGAAGAAGGTACCATTCTTAGTACCAATCTATAAGTTATATCATAATCTCTTTAGTAGATACGGTGGAGCAGATAAGGTTACTTGGGCAATGAATGCTAATGCCAATGGAGGTCTTAAGATATCCGAAAGAAAGTTGGTATGCCAAATGACTGTAGTAGGTAGACCTTCATTACAATCTTCTCAGATAATATCTTTAGAGAATGTAGGAAAAAGGTGGTCAGGCTTTTGGTATATCAAGTCAGTACAACATTCAATGGATGCAGGTCAAGGTTATCTCTGTACATTAGACTTGGTTAAGAATAATGCAAGGGATGGACAGACTACATCTAAGACCCAACTTAGTACTCAGGATATTGTAAGTAATGATGCTAAGGATTCTGCTAAAACTGATTTTGGTAAGAACAAAAAGAATACTGCTAATGCTTCTGATATTGTACATGATTTTACCTATAATGAAGTAGTATACTTTGTAGAAAGGTTCATGGATGATAAGGGCAGAATTATTGATAAGAAAGGTGCAGGAGAGTTCTTACAGAATAAGTTCTATTATGACGAGATAAATGCTAAAGACCCTCAGGCTCTTGCTGCAGGTACAGTTCGTACAGAAGGTACAGTAGTAACTTCAAATGGTACAGCAATCTATGGTAAGACCAATGTGGTAAAGGCAGACCAATCGAAGGTTACTCCTTCTATGAAAGAAAGGTATAACTTTGATGAGTTTAATTGGGCAATGAAAGCTTATGAACGATATAAATCCAACAAGAAATAATGTACTCAACAGCTAAACTATTAACAGAAGAGGGTATCGAAGGTTTAGGTAGATACTACTCTGTCTACCGTGGCATAGTGGTAGATAATAATGATACGGAGAAACATATGAACCGTATCAAGGTATGCTGTCCAGAAGTCATGGGTGGAATTATTACATGGGCCTATGCAAAAGGCCAACATGGTTCTATCAACAATGGGTTCAAGTACTTAGCTCCTAAGGTTGGAGATATAGTATTTGTTACTTTTGAATTTGGAGACCCAACTAAACCCCTATGGGAATATCATGGTTGGGGACTACAACAAATACCAGACCCTTTGGATGGTCCTAATAAAATGGGTATTATAACTCCAGAAGGAAATGTAATGGTACTTGATGATGATAATGGAAAGCTAACTGTTTATATAAATGGAGATGTAGGCATTGCTGCTAAGGGAAACATTTCTATTCAAGCACAAGGTGATGTAAGCGTAGGTTCTGGAGATACAGTAATCTTAAATAAGGGGGAGAATCAAGGAGTAGTTAATATTAAAGAACTAACCGAGAAACTCAATAATACCATTAAAGAACTGGAAACTCTAAGAGCTCTATTCAATTCTCATGTACACTCTGGTGTAACTACTGGACCAGGTTCTTCAGGTCCTACTGTAACTCAAGCAAGTCAACCGTTCTCTACTTTCAAACAAGAAGATTATGAGGACACTAAATGTATACACTAATGGATAACTATCTTACTAACATCGTTGGAAAGGGTATGATATTCCCTATTCAACTTACGAGAAATGAAAAGGGTGAAACCGGTTGGTATCCCGTTAATGGTGATATGGCTTTGGTAAGAAATAATATAAGCTCTATAATGTATTATTTAATAGGACAACGATTTCGACAGGAAAACTTTGGGAATCGCCTATGGGAATGTATAGAGGAGCCAAATACACAAGCCCTAAGTTTTATTATTAAAGAGTTTATTAAAAGCTCAATTGGTGCATGGGAACAAAGGATTACCTTTAAAGGTATTACCGTTTCTAGACAAGGTGCTAAAATAAACATAGAAGTTCATTATGTAGTTAATGAAACTTCTACTAGTCAGTACCTGTACCTGACCTACGATAAAAATGAAAATTCATTAAACTCTTATTAATATGGGAATCACTAATAAATGGCTCAACCCTTATCAGAGGTCTTACCAACAGATTAAGGCCAAGCTGATAGAATCACTTACGAATATCAAAGACAAAGATGGCA